AGTGGTGTTGGTCGGCTTGGTGCCGTTAGAAATAAACCCGCTTGTTGTAGGAGTAACAGTAGCATCCTGAACGCCAGCCGCGCCGTTCCATTTGACAAGATCGCCAGTAGTGATCGCACCCGACTGTAGAGCGACTGAACCAGTTGTTCCGGCGTTAATCGCAACCGCGGCTTGCACGCCAGTTCCGAACGCCTGCCATGCCGGAATGGTCGTCACGCCGCCTGATTTCAGATATGATCCCGCTGCAACATCCGCGAGCCCTACTGGCGCAACACCGCTGCCACCACCCGTATTGATAGCGCCAGCCACCACGCCAGTTGTCGTTGCAGTCGTCAAACCACCATTGGTATTGGGCGCAGCGCCGTTGAGCGATACCGATGCGCCAACAAGATTGACTGCACGCAATGTGCCAGTGCCGTTCGCTTGCGCTCCAAGGGTTAGAACGTTAGCTGTTGTTTTCCAATCAAGCGTACCCCACTCGCCATTACTACCATCGGTATAAGTATTGTAAACATCAAAGGTAGTGGGCGATGTTGGAGTAGCTGTAGCAATAACACTGATATTGCGGGGACCATTTCGGTGAATAGAAACTTCCGGCGATACATTCATATACCCTAATGCCGAAAACCCATAATACCCACCACTACCTACAACGGTACCCGACGAGCCCCAACCAAAATTGCCAAGTTGAAAACCAACCGAAGGCCAAGCACCGCCACCATTTGTAGTATCCGTAGTCAATATTATAAGCGGGGTGCCGCCGGGGTTGCCCATATAGGCGGCTGTCGTCCCTAGCTGCACCGCCGGACCATTAGTAGGGGCGGGGATTGAAGTAAATAACGGGTCCGCTTGCGCGAGCGCGCCGTCGCTGGTCAGAAATTGCCCAGCAGTATACCCGCTGGTTGGCGTGGAGTTCTTGGTGACCGTGCCGCCACCGCTGCCCGCTCCGCCATCAACAAGACCGCCTGCGGCCCACTTCACAAAATTGCCAGCAGTGGGAACCGTACTGACCAGCGCCACGCCTCCAGCAGCATTGGCGTTCAAAGCGACGGCGGCTTGCACGCCAGTTCCGAACGCCTGCCATGCCGGAATGGTCGTCACGCCACCGGATTTTAGATATGATCCCGCTGCAACATCCGCGAGCCCTACTGGCGCAACACCGCTGCCGCCACCCGTATTGATAGCGCCGACAACTACAGAGCTTGTTGTCGCCGTCGCAAGGCCACCATTTGTATTAACCCCGCTTCCCGCAGCCGTAGCGACGCCCGTGCCCGGCGTGACCGTCGCCAGTCCGCCAAACGCCACGCCACCTGTTTTAGTGACCGCAACCGCGCCGGTCCCAGTGTTGATCGTAGCGTCGCCGCTGGCGGTGAAGCCGCCAAACACAGTCCCGTTTTTATATTGGATTTGCCCTGCTGTGCCGCCCGGCGCGGTAGCGCCCGCCGTCACCGCTGCGCCAACGAACGCCGTGGTGGCAAGTTTAGTACTGTTATCGCCTGGCGTCTGCGTTACACCCGTCGCCCCTGTCGGCAACGAAGGCGTGCCAGTGAACGCAGGCGAAGCCAGCAACGCATAAGGCGTTAGCGTCGCCGTCCAATCAGTGATATCGGTATGGACGACAGTTGACCACGCGGAGTTTTTACGGCCATAAAGCACGCCTGATCCGGTAGGCGCTTCAGGAATACCGGCAACGCCGCTGACCGTAAATACATGCGTCGTTGCGTCAACCGTGCCAATCGTTGACCAATGCTTTGAGCTATCGAGAACCTGCACTACGTTAGGGGTAGCGACGACCAATCCCAACTGCGCAGGCGAGGGCGTTTGCGCCTGAGTTACTCCCGAGAGTAACAGCGCGCCCCACAGCAATCCAATGCGCAGTTGGTTCACCCTAGCATCCTACTTAACACCCAACTATGGGCGAGACGAACACATATGCCGGGAACGCATTTGCCGCCATCGCCCATACATGCGAGGTCGTGTTCAAGCACATGGCTGTGCCATTGCTTGGAAATATATGCCCCTGCGAAATAGGCGTAGCTGGTGTCGTATCGTTGATCGTAAACACCACCGAACCGCCAGCAGTGACCAGCGCTGGTCCCGCGCCCAGATCGGTCCACGTCGATGAGTTGAGCGTCGTCTTCACCGTCGCTACTGCTGCCGCAGCAGAGACAGCGAGGAGCGACGCCAGCAGAGCGAAAACTAATCTCTTCATCATCTCACCACTGATCCACTATTTTCGGTTTACTCACGTTGAGTAACGGCGGATCGCGCATCCCCAATTCTTCTGCCGCGATCACCAGCACGCTTGGCTGGCGTTTGTTCTTGTTTTGAAGTTCTTCCTTCAGGTAGTTGTTGGTCAACAATCGATCTTTATCAAGCCCAACCACTTCCTTCCCAGCATGCATGCCCATGCAGGGGAGATGCTCCAGCACGTTGCCGGGACCGAAGCGCACGATATTGTCTTCGTCGGTATCGCTGCCGTCGCGCTTCTTGGTCGGGAGCTTGCGTTCCGAGGGCTTATCCATTACCGGGTCACTCCTTTAACCGCCCACATCACGGCTTCTTCAACCTTGGTTTTCGCCAACGAGGCTTCGCGCCCTACCGGAACGCACGCCTCGATGGTTGCAAGCATTTCGAGGCCGCGATCCTTGATCGATTGCACTGCTTGCTTCTCGTGATCGGTCAGCACCCGGTAGTCAAACGTCGGCATCGCCGCCCTCTTCATCTTCGTCTTTGGAACCGGGCGGCGGGGGGCCATACATCACTTCGCGGATGCGGCGTACTGCTTCTGCGCCGTCATGCTCATCCAGTATCTTGTGGATCGCTTTGATCTGCTCGGAAGCGCGCGTCCCCACGTCGCTTCTGTGCTTTGTATCTCGTTTGCTCATAGCTCCCCCTTACGGCACAGGGATCGGGTTGCTGGTTGATGGCGTGCTCGCGCCCGCGCCGGTCGTCGCGGTGACGGTGCAAGTAAACACCGCCCCTGAGCCCACATCACCGGCAAGAAGCGTATAAGTCGCTTGGTTCGTGCCAATGTTCACGCCGTTCTTCTTGTGTTGGTACGCGTAGGTCGCGCCACCAGCATTGAGCCACGTCCCTGATGTACAAGTTAACACGCTGCCCTGCACCGGAGGTGTAGCGCTGCTTGAATAGTTTGGAGGGGTGACGATCTCCGGCTTGGCTGTGCCAGCCGCCGCGCCGATGGCGTTGAGCGCCGACGTAAAAGAAGAGTAATCGAGTGACGTGTACAAAGGAAGCGACAACGCCGCGCGGCAGTTGTTGATAAACTTCAAATAGGTGCGGGGGGAGTTCGCCGCGCTCTGAGCGGGGACTTGGTTAGCGGGAAGCCCTAAATCCTCGCACACCGCAATCATAGCAGCCAATCGGCTACTGAAGTCAATCTTAGGGCGTACTGCCAAGGCCATGAGAGTAACTCCTAGAGTAACCGAACGGTATTTGAACAAACCATGTTCAAATCAGGAACGAAAACGCCCTTGCACATTACGTAGTAATGTGCAAGGGAAATTATTGGCCCGACTTGCCGGATTGGCCGGGGATCGCCTTCTCGGCGTGACCCTTGCTGAACATCTTACCGCCGCCGCCGGAAGCAAACTTATCACCGCCGCCGGAAGGGGAGTTGCTTTGCTTGCCCGATGTATCGCTCACGGCGCGCCCAGCAGTGCCTTTGCCGAACATCTTGCCGGTTCCGCCTTTGGCGAAAGTGATCCCTCTATTGCCTGTATCGACGACTTTACCCATTTCACTCTCCTCAAAAAGTTCCAGTTGTTGCGGGTAACTCACGCGAGTAACTTACCTGCCTTTGTGAACTGCGCCCTTGTGGCGCGGCTTGGCATCGCCCACCACCCCGCCTTTGGCGAGGCCGGATGGCGGCGCGGGCGTTCGTCCTACCACCGGGGTCATCGAGGGCGTGGTTATCGGCGCGGTGATCGGCACGGTGACCGGGATGATAGGATTTTGTGGCATCAGGATTTATACCTTCCGGGACTAGTATGACGCGATTTCACATCGCCACTGGAAGACGCAACCGCTTTGCCCGGCCCGTGCCGCTCTGTACTGATCTTGCCGGTGCTGCCGACGCTGCCGCCTTTGGCGAAAGCCCCAAACGGTTTGTCGCCTTCCTTACGAGCCTCGCTACGAGGTTCGGTGCGCTCCTCAATAGCGCTTCCCTCTTTGCCCATCTTACCGACGTGACCGCCTTTAGCAAAGCCGCCAGCGCCGCCCATCCCCCCAGCGCCGGGCGGTGGAGGCGGGGGAGGACCGCCCATACCTCCTGCGCCGGGAGGACCGCCGCCGGGCATTCCCCCGGGCATCGGCGGAGCCATGCCCGGACCTGCGCCCATTGGTTTCGGCATCGGGGGCGGCGCGCCCATTCCTCCTGCGCCGGGGCCACCTTTGGGAGGGCCGATCCCTTTGCCTGCCATCGAAGTTTTTGGTGCTGGCGGTTTCATTCCTCTTCCTCCCATCTTCAGGCTTCCCGGCCCCTTCATCCCCGGCGTTCGCGGCATTGAATACACTCCTAGGTTAGAGTTCCGACAGCAAGCGATAATTCAAGTTTTGCACCGCGCCCACCAAAGCTGCGAATTGCTCTTCCGCTCGCATCCACGCACTGGTCATGCTGCCGTCGTTAACCACCCCACACAAGCCCATAGCGACGATACGCCCAGTCTTAACATCAGCCGCGAATTGCTCAATCTTATCGAGCATCTCTTTCTGAAGCTCGCTCATCGGCACCGAGCCGAAGGCGTGAACCACGTTGTTCTCAGCCATGCGAGGGACCGCCTTGGTTCACGAGGTTGATGCGCGGCCCTCCCGCCGAAGAGCCGGGAGTTTGCGGCGCGCCTGCGGGAGCCCCTTGCGGTTGCCCTCCTCGGGGAGGAACCTTGGGTTGTTGGGGAGCGCCGCCCTGCTGTCCACCCGCCCCCTGTGGGGAACCGGGGGAAGGCGGCGCTCCTTGTGCACCGGGAGGCCCACCCGGTTGCGCGCCTTGTGCAGCCATCATTTGCTGCATGACTTGCTGCTGTTTTTCTTTTTGCTCCATCTCGTCGTCGGATGGCACGATATCTTCGCCCGGCATGCCGATCTCGGTCGCCACATTGCGAAGAACTTTGGCGCGTCCCTTCGGCCCGATGATGCTCATATCGATTGGGTTGGCGGTGACTTGCAGGAACTCCAATTGGCGCGCCCGCTGGGTTTCGCGCTGCTGGGCGACGGCGACGCCCAACACCCGTATCTTCTCTTCGCCGGTCAACAACCCAGTGTCGTCGGTGAGCATGATCATATCGTAAAGCGAATTTAAAATTGGCTCAATCACATCGCGGTCGATGTTGGAAGCAACGGTTTGAAGTATCTTTGAACTGTTCTGCATCAGCATCGAGAGGCCCGAAGCTGTGCGGCCCAAGCCTCCCTGTGGCGGCGTGCCGGTCATGAACTTCGGGATGGCGCTGGCTTCGTCGGCCATATTAGAGAACGCTAAGTACACCTGAAGTAACTCTTGCGAGTTAGAAGCCGTGTTGAAAAACTCGACGGCTTTCTCGGTGTTGTTGCCGAACGGGTCGGCTTTGATGTGCCAGCGCTTCCACGGGTACATCTGCTCGCCATCTTCGCCGTCGCCCAAGCGATCATCGTTTACCACGACTTGCGGCCCCGACGCGATACTGAGGTTGTTGACCAGCGCTCTAAGGGTCGCATTAGCGACGGATGATACGTCAGCAAGCAGATCGGGCAAACCATTGCCGCACGGGTTGCCCGGGACTTTTTCGAAGCTTGAAACGTAGTAGTTGTGGCGTTTTCGGGGTGACGGCGAAAGCTGAACTTTAATAACATGTCGTCCGATCAGCCATGCGTTACAAAAATAGTCCCGCATCGGATCGGGGATTTCGGATGGGTCAACGCCCAAATCTAGGAGAAATCTCCCCTGCGCCATCCCTTGGAACTCAATGCAGGCGATCAGTCCGCTTTGGTTGAACCTTGGGTCTTCGCGTCCTTCGAGGATCGACCTCTCGGCATCAGTAACGTCCCAGTTGTCAACGAGGCCACCTCGCCCATATTCGTCCAGTACCGCACGTACCTCGTCGGTGATGAAGCCGGGAAGGTCGAGAAGGTCGTTGATGTCGGCGCGCGTAAGGCGGCTTCGCTCGATGATGTTCGCGTCTTCAATTCCCGCGACGCCGGGGGTCCAGTAGATGTCAAAGGGGCTCACTCTCTCCCAGCATAGTATGGGAATATCCACCACCTGCGGGGTGGCGACTTGGGCTTTTCGGGGTGGCGCTGGCGCGCCGGGAAGCGGGGGCGCGCCCATTGGTGATGGCGGTGTGGCCCCCGGCATTGCTCCCCCACTCATCGGGGCGGGGGCGACTGCGTTACTCTGCGGAGTAAGCGACGGCATACCGGGAGTGGAGGGGGTTTGCGCTCCCGCTCCCGCTCCCCCACTGGGTTGAGGCACGCTCTCCGCGCCGCTCCATGGCGCTACATCGCGGGTCCACTTCACCTGAGTTTTAATGCGAACGGTGGGGCCTTTCATCACCGCATACGGCATCATCGGAATATCGACGAGAAACTCGGCCAGCGCGTCGTAGAAGCCGCCTTGAGCGAGGCGCTCCTCGATCTTGTCCTCCGCGATCTTCGCCTGCTCGGCGGCTTTACGTTTCACTGCATCGCGCGCGTCCTCGACCAGCATGTCGTAGTGATCGCGGATCGCGCTGGGATCGGGAAGTGGAGGAATGGGGGGAGGGGGAGGGAGCCCAGCGTTGCCGGGAGCTTGCGGAGGGAGAGGAGTGTTGGGGGGTATCGCCCCAGTCATCGGCCCCTGTGAGGGGCCGCTTTGGTGCGAGGGTATGCTTTGATCCACGAAGCCGGGGTGCTGGCCGGTAGCTTGGCCGTACGCCTGCGCAGCTTTTACTCCCACTTCGTGCGCTTGGTTGGCTTGCTGCGCCAGCAAGTGGGCTTGGATCATTTGACCCACCTGCCCTTTGATCACCGTCCCTATCGCTTCCATAACCTCGGGTGGGATATCGGGATCGCTCGCTGGTTGAACGCCCCACGGGCGATCCGCGCCAAGATAAACATCTCGCAAGAGGGAACTCGTTCCCCGGCATTTCATCGCGATGATGCGCGAGTATACATTCGATCCGCCGAAGCGCTTGATCTCCTCGATGACCGCGTTCTCGTAGATACCGTTGAACGCTCGCAATGCAGAAAGTAAACGATCACTCCAGCCACGCCCGACAGTATCACGATGCCTTCGCATGAGTGAATATTGGTCGTTGATATATCCTGCGAGACCAGAGGGGGGAGCGTTGGCGGGCGGCGCGTACGCCTGCGCGCGGGCGGCGTCCATAACCTGCTGCTGGTCGGCGGTATCCCGCCTTCCAACCACGCGTAATGCGGGCGCTGCCGGTAGAGCCGCCATAAAATTTGCTGTCCTGCCGACGATGTGTTACACTATATTCATACATCCGTCAACACTTTATTTGAGGCGTGAAATGTCATCGCTTGTCATCACGGCACAGGATGAGCAACGGTTGCGCGAATTGGCGCAGGGCGTCGCCAAGGATATCGAAGATATCCCCGATCTGGTGAAGCGCTTAAGTTTCTCGATGGATGATTACGAAGAGCTATGCACGACGAAGGTGTTTCGGGCGATGCTCGATGAAGCGCTGAACGAATGGCAAGGGGCCAACAACACGCATAAGCGTGTGAAGCTTAAAGCGGCGACCAACGTCGAACTGGCGCTTCCTTCGTTCTACTCTGCGATGACCAACCCGGCGGAGACGCTGGCGGCGCGGGTGAAAGCGCTGGAAGTGATCTCACGCATCGGGGGATTGGGCAATCCCGAACCTGTGTTGGCGGGGGCGGGGAGCGCGTTTAATCTCACGATCCATCTGGATGAAGGGGGGAGTGCGCGTGCGCGCGATATCGTGATTAACGGTGAACCTTCTTCACCCCATTACTCTCAGAGTGACCTGCTGTCGTCGCTGCCCTTTGAAGAGCTTTAAGCCAGAAGCGCCACTCGTCGGCATAGCCAAGCACCTCGCTCACTCGCCTTTTCTCGCCTACGCCTTCGCGAACTAGCCAACAAAACTCTGTATGTGCGTCGCGCAATCGCTTGCGCTGATCCCAGTAAAGAATATATGACACTCTGGCGGGGGTTAGCCCTACCGCTTTACCGATAACTTTATAGGTGTAGCCCTGCCGTCGCATAGCGGCGATCATTCGATCCCGCTCATAATAGTAACTATATCGCTTCATGTCCACGCAAGCGCGCTCACGCGCGGGCGCGGGGGACGCGGCGCGCGGGCGACCACCCGCCCGAGCACCCACTGATAAGCGTTCATGTTGCCGGTCACCAAGCACACGTACTGAAGGGCGTCGCACACGTCGCTCCACGGGTGCAGCTTCTCGGGGATATCTTTCATGTATATCCCGCCTGAGCTGTCGGGGCGTTGGGCGTACTTGTACTGCCCGTTCATCGCGGCGATCAACGTGGGGCAACGGGTGGGATCAAAGGTAATGCGCGCCTTCCCGCCTATTTGCCCCACCAAGAAGTTCTCTACTGCGCGCAATCTTGGGTCGATGTCGTTGGTCGGCGCTGGCTCGGCGGGTATCCCTAACTTTTTAATCAGATCGAAGCTGTTCATCTCGAACAGCGAACTCTTGGCGACGCCAGCAGGATCGCCCACGATGGCGATGGGGCGACCGGCATAGCGGGAGGAGAGCAGCGCCGGGATGAGATTTTGCTTGATGTGCTGCTCCAACCCGACGTTCTCTCCCGTAGGTCCCCTTCCGGGGACCTCTTCGAGCACGGCGAGGCGGCCACTGTGATCGAGTTGGCAGATGACCGACCAAGGGCTTCTCCCGAAATCCTGCCCCACGATCAGCATGCGGGAGTACACCGGCTCTAAGGGTTCAGGGCTCACGTGGAAGTCGTACTTGAAGCTTTCCGCGAATACAGCCGCACCACTGGGATCGCGTCCGAACTCCGCCCACACGTACCTTCTTATGTAATCGGGAGTGCCAACGGCAAGAAGGCGGTTGTAGTATCCACGCCCCTGCGTGATGCGACGGGGATCATCTTCCGGCAGGAGTATTGTTTCGGCGGTTTGGTTAAGATGAGCAAGGTTCTCGGCAGCATCGGTATGCCCTCCGGGTTGACGGTACACCTGCCATTCAGGGGGAGGAGTGCTGATAAAATCCGCCCAAGGGGTGTGCTGGATGGGCATGTTGGTGTCAGCGTATATCCCGCTCCACGTGCACGCCCCGAACTCGTTATTAGGGTAGCGGCCAACGCGCCCGGCAATATCAGAGAGAAGATCGATATCGGTTTCGCTGCACTCGTTGATGTATGCGGCAGTGAGTTGCAGGGAGAGTAATCTTTTTACGTCATCGGGTTCATCCAAGGGGATGAACACCCATTCGCTATAGATGTTGCCCTGCTCGATGTAGAGGGTGCTTTCTGATACGCGCCAGTCGGCCATCGAGCCGAACCAGCCGCGAATATCCTTGAGCACGGTCGCCTTGGCGTCCTTAAGAGATTGCCGGATGATCGCGAAGCGAGTATATTTTCTTCCATCGTTTCCCGGCGCTTGCTGGCCCATGCGGCGCGCGGTTTCTACGATGCACCCGGTGGTTTTGCCAGAACCAACGGGACCGGCAAGGAGACGACCAAAGGCATCCGAGGCCATGAACCTGCTGATGGTGGGTGGGGCGTGATAAACCCAGCCGCTTCTTACTGGTCCGGTTTTGATGAAATTACTCCCCGAGTAACGGGGCGCTGGGTGGGTGATTGGGGGACAGCATCCCGATCACCCACCCTTTTGCGCAACTAGCCTCCCGTGGCAGGCGGGCGACCGTTGCCCATTGTATGGGTGGTTTAAGCGTTTGTCAAGAGGGAGTGGCGTTAACTTATACTTGTCAATGCTTGTAAATGACTTGGGGGTGGAGGAGGTTCCATTGATTTATTGTACGGTTGCGTACTTATATATTGTACGGGTTGATGGGGTGAAATGTTTACAACACCCCAGATTTTTTACACTTACCTAAACGCGCGCCGCCGGGCCGGGGCCTTGGTCCATTGCCGTGGCCGCCCGGCGGTTTCTCCCCTAGAGTAACCTGTCCAGCAGACCGAGCTTCTCGTTGCGAGCCTCCCTGCTGGACGTGCAGACCCGAGAGGGTGTGTGCTGCGCTCTCAGCAGGAGAGTAGCCGACGCGTGCACGGTGTGTGCGTGGCAGGTGGAGCATGGCGGCCCGTAGGGGCTTCTGCCCTCCACCGTGGTGATGGTACCTGTAAGGGCGTGCGGCGTGAGGCCGCGAAGTCGTGGGCGTTCCCGCGATCCAGCATATCTGCATCGGGCCGACCGCCCCCGGGTAATACCCTATCCCGCATCAAGACGCGTGGATTGTAAATCTCAAAAAGAGCGAAGCCGGGCAGTGTCTCAGAGTTGCTGACGAAAAACAGCAGGGTCCAACTAGAAGCTAACATTCGCGCGGCTTGTCAAGCCGCGCGGGTTGCAAAAACCGAGGGCGCGGCGCAAGCCGCGCCTTTCTTTGTGCAACTCGTTACCCGTGAGAGTAACCATGATCCATGATCCTTTCCCGCGTGCGCCAACCAGCGCATCGCGCGTTAACGTGCGCGATGGTCGCGGCGATTTCGTACGTGCGACTACGTATATCAATCTCCCTGACCCGAAAGCCCCGCGCGTCAGGCGCGTTAAGAAGGGGCGCAAGTTCATCAGGAGAATAACCTACAAATGAACTACCTTGACACCACGTTAGAAGGCACTGGTATTCCGGTGTGGCGCGTCATCGATCCCGATTTTGACGAGGATCGCGATGTATATGAAGAGCTACAGCGCTATGACGCGTTGCAGCGCTGGCTTGACGCGGTTACTCAGTAGAGTAACCTTATTATTCTGGAAAACCGTAACTTAGAAACATATTGCCTGCTAAGTCGTTGATTTAGCAGGCGTTTGTTCTATTATGGCAATACTAAGGCATTTTCGGGTTTCTAGACCGGCACCCGGGTTAAACTATTGTTCTCTAAGGCTTTTAATAGATATGTGTCTTGAAACAAATATTATTAAAGGGAATAGGATAAGTTTCATTAGCAACTCACTCAGTGAGTATTGACTTCGCGGGAAAATCCCGCAGCCATCTATCTGAGATAGATCAATTCACTCAGTGAGTATTGCCAGGAGCATTGCTTGAATTGGGATCGGGTAATGTTTTCCGCTAAGTCATTGATTTCATTGGTGAATAAAACATTTTTCGAAAATGTATTAAACTATCTCAGTTAGTTCTGAAAATCGGTATTGACGCTGCTATCTAACTCAGTTAGAGTTGAACTCACTCAGTGAGTAATGTAACTCTATCTGAGTTAGATAGGAGCGCCATCATGCCCGGACCCCGACCAAGCCCAGTTACTGCACTTCAGGAACTGCATGCAGCCGCGCGGCGATTGCTGCGCGGTAGCGTGACGCCAGAGCAAGAGAAAGTGGCGCGCAATCTAATTGGCGGTTTGCGGAATGTTGAACACCTATGGTTAGGGCATCCACACCCTGACGACTACTTGCGCTTCAAAGCGCAAACCAGTGCGCCTACTCCCATGCCGCAGCCAACGCGGCGGCCAATCGACCCGCTCGTTGGCTATATCGGCGGCCCCGACGAAACTCAAGAGGAAGCCGACGAACGCCAGCGCATAGAGAACGAAGCCAACGCTTACGGTTATCCAACTCAGGAAGAGTAATGCAATGTGGATTGTCCAGTTTAACAACGCCAAGTCTGGCAAGCGTTCCAACATCTATGGCACGTTCGCCACCAGCGAACTGGCGCGCTACTTCGCCCTCAACAACGTCGAAAACGACGAGACGTTTGAGATCGTCTATCTTTGCCGTGTTTAACTCAGGAGAGTAAGCAACCATGCTTGTGATTTACTTTGGTCCCGACCGCACCGGCTGTGCGCTGTATGAGTGCGAGGCCGTCGCGTATGAAGGCGACCACTCAATCGAGTACATCATTGACATGCTCAATCGCGGGCGTGTCCTCAATGCCATCTCGTGGAGGATATTCTGAATGATCTCACTGCATATCAAAGGCAACATGAACGCCGCATTGTTTGGCGCGAGTAAGAACGGCGTTGAGTTGACTGCAATCCAGTGCCGCTATCGCTCTGGCATTGCCGAGTGCTTCGCCAGCGCACATGACGAGTTCTTGCGCGACGTGCAGGAGTGGTATGCCGACGACGCCGAGTTGATCGACGGCTACGGCTATCCTGCCGGGACGCTGTTGTTCTTCGCGCGTGACGAGCGCAACGCCGCATGATATACTGACGCCGCGCCACGGCGCTAACACCCCAAACGCGCAAACGAAACCGATAAGCTTGCGCGCAACATAGGAGAGGGCATCATGTGTACCGCGCGGCTTATGGCCGCTTCCGCACCGATGTTAGCAGTGCATGACGCGAACTCGAATGGCGTGCGTCATGACTGAACGTAACGCATAACCCATAGCGGCCCCATATCTCATGCCGCAGTATACCACTTACTCTATCGAGTAACAGCGACACTCCTAATCCCCATGCCATGTGCAATGGTTTGGCTTGTCGCACATAACCCATCGCTGAACGCGCGTCGATGATTGCAGACGTTAAACCAACAGTGCAGCTATGACTTAACATGCTAGTGGTGCTGAACACGAAGCAACAGGCCGCGCAGGGGATCGCGTGATATCCCCAACCCTTTCATACCGTATATTGCATTGCATCAACTCAGGAGAGTGACCATGTATGTTCGCCGCTTGGTCGTCGTCAATAATGCACGGCGCTACCGCCGGATTGTGTATGGGCATTACATTGACTTCGAAGGGCTCCGCTACTACTGGCGATATCAGCGACGGTTGTATGCAATCGACAAGGACTTGCGTCAACTATCACAAACGCGCAACGTGTAACGCGTTGTAAATTAACGGTTGACTTCGCGTTTCTCGCGTGCCACTATGATCGCTTGCCGTGCCGATCACACAACCCAAGCATGGTGATTAGAGGAGAAAGCGTAATGGTTAACAAGAAGAAACTGGAAAACGTTGGCGATGTCGTTGTCGAAGACGAAGTGGACGCATCGAGCGCCGACGCTTTCGCTCCCGACGTAGACGCCAACGGCGATGAGGTTACTCAGCAGGGTAACAACAACGACGCCAACAACGAAGAGCCGGAAGAGCTTTCCAACGTCAGCGCCAGCGAGCAGGAGAAAACCTTGGTGCGCGAGAAGCGCGCCTTGCTCAAGGACGTTGGCAACATCGGCGCGGCGTATGGCGCGGGCAAAGCGAGCATGATCTCGCTTGCCGAGCGCGTCACCGAGGCCGCAATGAGCGGCAGCATTAACCCGAAAGATGCGGAGGATATCTATAACCGCTTCACGGAAAAGGCTGACGCGAAAGCTACGCTGGATGATCTCCCCGCTCCAGTGTCGGAGGCCGCAATCAGCGAGAAGCCCGCGCAGGTTGACGACGTGAAGACCAAGAAGCAGCAACTCAGCAAGCTTCGCAGCTTCATCAAGCTGGGCAACGAGTACGAAGAGGACGGGCTCGATATCGTGCGCCGCGCAAGGAACATCCATCTCAGGATGTTGGGCGGCGACCGTAAGGCGGTGATGCAGGGCAGCACCTATACGATCCTCGTTGCCGTGGCGACCGCGCAAGTGCGCGATGGCAAGGGCGTGCCGATGACCGACGACGAGATCGAGGACTTTCTTGGCGTTGACGTGCACGAGAAAGCCCCTGCCGATGGCATGAAGAAGCTGGAGGACGCGTTGAACAGCGCGCGGGCCGCTCAAAGGGGTGGCAAGGAACGCGCGCCTATCGTCAGCGACAACCTCGATATCGCTATCGGCGCGCTGCGTGCGGCTATCGCCGAGCAGCCCAACGGCGAAGCGAAGCTGAAGGAGATGGACGACAAGGTGGCGAAGCAGGAGGAAAAGGCCGCCGCCGCGTTCAAGCGTGCGTGATGACTGTGGCCGCGCGTTATTACTCGCGCGCATAACTCCACAGAGTAACCCCGCTGGCGTAACAACCAGCGGGGTTTTTTATTGGGAGGATTAAGTGCGATCAACTATCATAATCATCGCGTGCGTGCTATCCGCGTGCAACACTACGGCGCAACAGCCGCCCATCGTATGGACCGATGAGATGGAGCGCCATCTTGGGCCGCAGATGGATATGGAGGATGCCGTTGAGTTTGGCGTAATGGATGGCATCTTGGGCGGCTACACTTACGTGCTGACCCTTAAGTTCAAGCAATCGAAACGGCACTACACCGACGAGATCATTATCGCCGCCGACAAGCATCAAGCGCTCAAGCTCGCGCGGCGGTTATACCCGAGCGCCAGCATCAAGTAACTCAGGAGAGTGACATGACATTGATTGACGTGCTGAACGGCTGCGACACGCTGACGCCCACTGAGCTTGAGCGTGTTGTGGAGCATATCAAGATGCTGCGCGAGACACGCGCCCGCAAGAAGCTGTGGACGATCAGGCCCGGCGACACTGTGACTTTCGCCGCGCATATCCGCCCCACTTACTTAGCGGGGTTGACGGCGACCGTGGTTGATATCAACCGCACCACTGTTGCCGTTGCATGCCCCGCGCACGATGTGCGCTATGGTCGCTTTGCCGGTTGCGGGCGCGTACGGTTGCCAGTGGGGTTGGTCGCATGACCAAGAAAGATTACATCGCGCTCGCCGCCGCGCTCAAGAGCGTGAAGCCAGTATATGATGGCGTCGAACATAGCGTTCATTCATACAATGGTTCGCAGCATCAGCAGTGGACCGAGTGTGTGCTGGCGGTCATGAACGTGCTGCGTGCCGACAACCCGCGAACGTTCAATCGCCAGCGGTTCGCTGACGCGTGCGGCGTACCCAACGTGATGGACCCGTAACTCAGGAGAGTGACATGCGATACACAGTTGATGGGCATATCGCTGACGAGGGCGGTGTGCTAGGCGCATGGGGTAATGATCCGCCATTCTATATTCACGACGCCACTATACAAGATTGGCTGCCGCGCCGTTATCGTTGGCGATGGATAGCACAGATTGTGTGCTGGTGGCTTAACTCAGGAGAGTAACATGCCGCTCGCACTGATGACGCCCCTACGCGAGAAGTTCTGCAAGGACGTGCGCGCGGCGTTCCAAGCGAGGTTCAAGGTTCCATGCGCATGCAGCGACACAAGGATCATCAAAACCGCCATGTTCCTGCGCATTGCCGCCGCTGGCAGCGAGAGCATATGGATGCTGTTGGATGATCTGATGGATCAACAAGCAACTATCACGCAACGCGT